AAGGCCAATCATATATTTTTTCTGCAATACTATTGTAAAAGCTTCCTATATATGCCCATATGCCGCGACCCTCTCTTCTGTCTTTTATACTTTGTTCAGTTGTACCTGAAGCATCTCTCCAAGCATTCAATACACTTAATCCTATTGATATAGCAGTACCTGCTATCGGTACGTTTACTGCTAATGCCGAAGCAATTTCTATTAAACCCCCTGTAATATCACCTTTCTTAAATCTGTCATATGCAAAATAGAGAGTAATTAAAGTACCTATTATCGGTAATTTAGATAAAAATTTTATACCACCTTTGAAAAGAGACGACATCCAACCACCGCCTTTGAAAAAATTACCCAAAGATGGTATTTTTATTTTTGATATTTTTTCATTAATACCACCAAAATTTAATGCATTGCCTAATCTAGTAAACAATCCAGAAACACTTTCAGTTATTCTAGTTACAAAATTTTTTGTATTTTTTATAAAAGGCAACTCATTAAAAGACAGAATTTTTTTAAACAAAGTATCTATACTGCTCCTTATATTATTAAATACCGATACAAAAAAACCTTTAAGTGGAAAAATTAATTTTTCTTCTAATAGTTTATAAATTTGACTATTTTTGATAAAATCTGTCACTAGTGACATTTTTTTAATTAAATTTTCTTTTGTAGTTGTAAACCATTTAGTTAAAAAAGGTATTTTTTCTTCCAAAAATGCATATGGCCATTTTACTAGATTTAATATTTTTTCTCCTAATTCAATAAATGTCAGTTTTGAAAACGGTAATAACCTAGCTCCAAGCTTCCCCAATAAATCTAATGTACCTTGCCATGGGGCAATTTCTGCATTCATAAAATGACTCAATGCAGCCAATAACGGCAATAATTTCAATAACCCACTATAATTATTTTTGACTGGCTGATCTTCTTTTATGTTTTTAGTTTTTTGGCTTGGTAATATCTTTGTAAATAAAGAAGTACGTTGTTTACTTTCTTCCCTATCACTAATATCTTGGCGTAATTTTTTAATTTCTCTTGATACTTTTTCTGTGTGATATATTTGCATATCCATTCTATCTAAAAATGATATACGCATATCATCAATTGATCTAGCTATGGAAGACACGTGTGTTACTCTATCATATATTTGTGCTAGTTTTTTATGATGGTTTTCCTCAGACCGCGATACATTTTTTTTAAAAGAAAAATAATTACCTAATACTGACAACCAATTCGACTTTTTGTTTTTCTCTTGATCATTCCTGTTATCAAAATTACTTGGATCACTTTGTTTTTGCAGAAAATCTTTTAAAGAATCATTAGATGATGTTAATTTAGCTAATGATTCTTGTATTTTTTGAAAAATTGATGCATCTTCTGCCATCCTTAATATTTAAGGATGGATATCATTAAACGAATAGTGAAGCGTCTAGTGGTATTTTTTCTTCATCTACAGTAATATATGCTTCCTCTGCATTTCTGATATTTTTAGAGATGACATTATTCAATTTACTGACAGTTGAGGCTGGTAAACTACTGACCAAGCTTAAAGCATCATTAAAATCTAAATCAGATACATTAATTGACGTGTCATCTACAGTAATTGTATTAATAAATTTTGTTATTTCATAAAGATACATATCACCAATGACATTTGATAATTTTGCATCATTATTTTTTTCAATATTTTCTAATAATTTTTTATTAAATTTATCGTCGGAATCTAAACAAGGAATAGATGCTGAAATTACTAATGTATTTTCTTTGCATGTAAAAACTTCGTCACAATCCATATCCATTTTCTTATTTGATAATGGTTGTATATCTATTTTTTTTCCATTTAAATCTAAAGGTTCTGCAGAAAATTTGTTTCTTAAACCAATTATAATTGGTATTCTGTCAATTATTTTATATGTGCATGGTTCTACACTATTTTCTTTTATAATTTGATTAATTACCAGGTTAAATTGAAGTGCTGATGATACATCATTATTAATTCCCGACTTTAAAATATCTTTTTGTTGTTTTAACGTTAGAGGTTTAAACTTTGTGTGCTTCTTTAAGCTGGGAATGTATACATTAATGTAATTTTCATTATTAATTTTCTGCAATTTCGAAATTAAGTCATTAACTACCATGTATTATATATTAAAGTGGTAATGGATATCCACTGTTCTTCTTCTTTTCTGCTTCTTCTTGTTTCTTAATTTCTTTATTTTGTAAATTTATAAACAATTTTGATTCATTAAATGTCATAGACATGAAATGATCATATGATATATGCATTTTCGTAATTAAATTGAATTGCATTTCGTAAAAATTCATTAAATTGTCATGATAAATCAATTTTAAAAAATCAAATAATGAATTATTGTATACATTAAGTGGCCATTCTTCAATTGAAGAATACATTTTCTTATCTAATATGGAATAATTATCTAATAAATTCTTAGTGTTTATAACATAATTTTTGATATATGTGAATATATTAGCTGGTAACATACTAGCTAGATCAATATCACGCATATGAGACATGTTAAATTCATCAATTTTTGCTATAGTGGCGTGATATATATCTATAGATTCATCAAAATATAAATTTTTTGGTATAGATAATTCATATTTTATATTGTCAGCATGAAAATGTTTATTTGATAAATTCAAATCAGTTAATTTTGTTAATATATTATCTATATTAATTTTAAAATTAGTATTTTCTTGCAATAGGTCTATGTTTGAACCTAGCGAAAGCGCTCTTAATTCTAATAAGATGTAAAATTTATCTATATTGGATAGATCTGTTGCATCGATATTTGTTAATTCTGTTATTAAAAAATTAAAATAATATTCTATATCATACGAATTATTATTCTCTAAGTATTTTAAAAGATCCAAATAATAAAAATTAGAAATTTCTCTTAACGAAATTTTTTTTTTACTAAATGGGAGATTAAAAGATATTTTAAAATTCGAATTTAACATTATGTCAAGATATAAGTATAATAATTATATATAAATCCTACATCTTTTTCAACTATTTTTTCTTCTCCGTAATTTAATTTAGAACCTTCACAAGAAAATGGTATACAATCGTAAAAATTATGTATTTTTCTTAAGGGTTTATTTTCACCTTTAGTATATTGGCGTATTTGTATATTTGCCTTGAGTGACGGCACTCCTGGTATTTCAGCTAAGCCTCTATATCCACATGCTGCAATCCATGGTCTCATGAGTGCGTCTGTGATATCTAAGTTAGTTTCTAGCAATTTTAATGATAATTCTCTTTTACCTGACCTTCGTGACACGACTGATCCTTGGAGGAACCCATTAGCACCATCCATGCCTATAGTTTGCAATTCTATCGCTTCCTCAGGCAATACTGCTTCACGCGCATAGAACATACCTAAACCATCTTCTGATGGATTTGCGCGCGTTCCGAGTATTTTACGCACCTGTTCATGGATCATAGCATTGTCTAGCATACTATGATCTGTTTTGAAATAATTTTTTAAAACACTAAAAAACCCATCTATACCTAATTGTGGTTGGATATTGACAACCCACTGCGTCTGCAGAGGGATATTCATGTCCCAATCAGACAAATTATTTAAAAAATGATCTCTCGGGGAATATATTGTATCCACAAATAGGATTATTATCCTAAGAATGCATTAATATTTGGGAATGCATTGTTAAGATTATTTGTAATGAATTCACCTGGTCGCTTTGTTTCAAAGAAATGATAGGCAAATGTCGCATCAAAACTCTTAATTGTTCCGGTACCTTCAGCAATGTCAAAATCCATTTCACCTACGCTACGAATAGATGCACCATATAATGTATATTGCAATACAGGATTTAATTTTTTATCTAATTGAACTAATTCAATAAAACTATTGCGGTCTGGTGTATTATAAGTACCGGTACTAGTCGCATCATTGAACACAGCACGTGTTTCGGCGATTAATCTTTCTCTTAAAATAGAATTTGCATCACAATAAAATGAAAGAGTAAACGCTTCGGAATTTGGATATGTTGCAATACCAGGTAAGTTGAATGTCATGCCCATATATTGGGTAGTCAAATTTTCAATATCCCTACCTGGCAGAGTTGCTGACTTCACATATACTAATTCGTCTTCACCTAAGAACATAGTTCCGGTGCGAATCATCATCACACGAAATAGATAATCTCGTGCAAAGTCAGCAATTGCTGCCTTATCATAAAAATTCCTAATGGTTTGTGTTGTGTCTGCCATATTCTTATTTATGTTTTAATATAATTAAACGCGAGGACCGCCAACTAATTCATTAAAGTCAGCACCTGTTCTTGTAGCGATAAAGTTCACTAATATAAATTCAGATGCACGTACTGGTTTAATGTAAATATCAACAACTAATTCATTATTATCTATAGATTCGGGTGTATTATTTCTGCGATCTGAAACAATCATGTAATCTGCTAATCCATCTGTGGATTTTGCAAAATTAAATATTGGATTCAGTGCATTTACTAAACGTGTTCTAGTAAATGTTGAATTAGGTTCAAATACAAAATATTTTACTGTCTTTTTTGTAGCCTTTTCCAAATATAAGAATAACCTTCTCACATTAATGCGGTCAAATGTACTTGGTTGTCGTTGCATGGTCTTCTGACCGTATATGGTGATGCCATCTCCAGGGAAGAATGCAACAGGATTAATAGCAATTTTATATAGTTGATCTCTTTCCTTTTGTTTAGGCGCAACAGCTAATTCTAATACATTGCGAACTTTGCCGCGAGTAAATCCTGCCGGTGCATACCATGGATAGAAATTAGAATCTGTATTCACAAAACTAGAAGCTGCAAATCCTGAGAATGGTACCCACACATTCAATCCAGCAACAGCATCATAAATTTTTGCCCAGTTGCCATAAGTGCATGAATAATTTGAATTAGCTAATTCAAATAAGTGTTTTAATGAAGAATATATATCACGCGAAAATGAATTGCTAGCATTAGGTAATACTTTGCTGTTTTCACCTTTAACGAAAATTTGACGTAATGGATCTGCTATGAACATACAATCTTTTCGTCCTTGTGAACAAAAAGTATCAAATTTAGAGAAAATAGTATTATAAAGTGCCCTTAGATCTTGTGTCGCGTCAGATGGCGAATTGTATTCGCCAGTGGATTTCAATAATTCTAATCCTGCTGCAAAATTTGCAGTAACAACTGTGTCATCAAAGTAAGGTAATTTATTTGCACAGCATGTTGTGAAAATTGTACCTAGGCCCCCTTCAACAACTAAATCTAGATCAAATAATTCATCATTTTCTACTTTATATAAGGCATTTTCAATCTTGGTCGGCAAATCACCAATTTCTTTTGTTGTTATGTTTAGATTAGTATAAGGCCCAGTAGGATATAGAGCATCTACTGTTTTTAGTTTTGTAGATAGTGCATTGTAGTCTAGGAAGTAACCACCAAAACGCTTACCATTTTCTTCATTTTTATCAGTTAATGATTTGAGTGCTGAATTTGTATATAAACGAACCTTTTTACTAGGAACGCCTTGCGCATTTAACCATGTATCACCGCCTCTATTTGTAATATTATCATTTACTAAAATTTTAATAGATCTACTTTCTTTTTGAGGTGAAGATATAAAATAAGATACAGCAGAACCTCCGTTTGTATCTTGAATTTTTCTATTGTAATCTAATGATCCAATAAAATTGCGTTCAAGAACATAATCCATTTTAATTGCATCTGGTGTATAAATGGAACGACGCAATTTATATAAACTAATTGATAATGTATCGTCAAATTTTTCAGATGTTGAATCTGTGAAATTGAAGAAAGTGCGCTCGAGATTATAAGATATATTTGAATCATCACGATTAATACCAATATCATTACCACCTGAAAGGGCAAAATTTAAACGTTCTTCAGGAATTTGAGTAAACCCATCACCATATAAACCATTAGATGGTGCAGTCTGTGTAACAGTATATGCTTTTACGATACTATCGTGATCTGTAGTAGGTTCAGCATTTGTATTGTCTGTGATGGCGGCATAAAACCCTTCAGCTTGTGCTTCTGTCACAGTCTGACCCCTATTCAAAATAATTAATCCAGCCTTACCGAAGTCAGCAATTGAATTAATATTTGTAATATCAACTGATGATGTAGCCCAATTGAATGCCGTACCTTCAACCACTGCATTATATTGATCTAAGGTCAATTCGAAAAACTTAGGCGCACCCAAAATGTAAGTACCTGAAACAACATCTAGGGTATTAGTTTGATATACATCTGCAGCAGAGAAGAAAGACGATTTTAGATCAGTGGCTGCTGATACTGCTTGTGTACCATAAACAGATAGCCTATCAATCAATGTTTGATACTCTAGTAATGAAAATTTTGCATAGTCTGCACTATCAAACGCAATTCCATTTGCAGTTAATGAGATAATATCCACTGCACTCAAACCGCCTCCTGTGAGTGTTGATACGGCGGTACCTGCAAAATTAAATGCAGATGCTGGCACAGATTTTGAAGCACGCCATACGTCTGTGCTGCTTTTTTCTAAGGTTACAACAGGATAAACTAACGCTCCAAAAGACGAGCCATAACCATATCCAGAACCAGGCCCATAAGGAATTCTATTTACAAATAAAGTAGCACTAGAATCAGTTACAATTTGCTTTGCTGTGTGATAGAAATATCGTTCTGCTGGTGTAACTGGTGCGCCATAAATTTGTTCTAAATCTTGAAGTGATGTTATTTGAATTACTTCGTCGGTTGGGCCACGCTGGGAGAATCCTGCTAAAAATACATTTGTTCCGGTTGGTTGAAATCCAACTTGTGAAATGTCAATTTCGCGAATTTCGACACCGGGCGACTGAATTGTTCTCATATTGGACTTATTTATGTTTTTTTAAATCATTTTTTATATTAGAACACAATATAGTTCTGAGAATGCAAATTCAAATGAAGATTCTATTTCAGCGGATGATCGATAATTAAAATCTATCCCTGCTAATGATGTTGGGAATGCTCTTTTATACACCCATTTTATAACATCATTGTTATATTCATCTTTACCGTATATGGTTATATCGGTACTATAATCTTTCAATAATGCATTACCTGAAAAATTATCATTTTTATCCACACAACGTGCAAACAAACCACTATCTGCATCTCTCAATGCATTCAGCCAAGTATATATGACCCAATAGTTATTGAACATATTATCTACTGTGAATTTCACACTCAATGGATCATATTTTGGATGTGTGTGTGAAGTAATACTGAGAGGCCCCCCTGCATAATTCAGATCTATAGATGGCACTTTAATAGAAGGTACTATAGAGCCATGTACAGAGAACGTCATTGTATCTATAGATATTGATTCATTTTCTCTATTAAATCGTTTGCATACAGGTCTCAATAACGGCGGTACATCAAAAACAAGTAAAAATTTATCGTCTCTAGCTTTATTAAGTAAAGCCTGATCATTAATTGTTGTATTATTGCCTATCATTTTATTGAATTAAGTTAGTTTGATCATTAGCCCAATTCTTTGGTAAAATAAAATTAGCACGTGAAAACTCTAAACGATCAATAAATTTTATCCCATTTTGATCTTGATCAAATGCAACGTATCCTTCGGGGTTTGTAACCTTTATATCACCATTGGGCATTACCAGGAATGTCCCCATCGCTGCTGAACGCATTATTTCATTATATTTTTGAATAAAAATGTCTTTTATTTGTTTAACATCTCTGATAAAATTCAATAGATGAATGAATATATCTTCATTAGTATTTAATTTGGTAATAAATTTTTCTTTTTCAGCAATTTTTGTTTCTTTCCTCTTTAACTTTTCGATCTCACTATCCATTCTGGAACCGACCCACATTACGAACTCATTGAATGAATATCTCAAATCATTTAAAAATTCTCCTTGTTTAATTTTTGAATTAAGAAATATATTGATCAATTCAGATGTTTTTTTATCTAATAATGCAAAATTAATTAAATTAATATGCGTATTAGCATTTTTTAAAGTTTTATAAACAAAATTTGTTTCAAGTTCTGTCAAGCTAATAGATCCTGCTTTGTTTTCAAATAAAGCATCTATAATATAAGCACTTTTACTTTTTAAGTGTTCAACAGAAATGCCAAATTGTTTGTTTATAAATCGCTGTTTACCATCTTTATCTATACTAGGATCATACTTTGTATGAAATGCAACACCTATATTATATTTCAATAATGTTTTAGCTTCTTTTGAAGACTCAGGAAATGTATATAATATAGTATTGGGCCTAAATCCAATGTATTTCTTATTATCAATAGTATATTTTTGTAATAGCCCAGGCCAAAATAGCATATCACCCTGATATACACCATCAAAATCTACATTTTTGAGTGAGTTAAATGCATTAATTAGTTTGATGACTAATCCTGGGGCATCACTATGATTAGTCTTTATGTCTTTTATACTATATGATAGAAGTGGTTCAGCATTAAATGCACTTTTTGTTGATAAAAAGAATTTGCCTTTAGAATCCCTGCCACAAACTATTGCGGGTGCACCATCTATTTTTACGGTCATATTAATCTTTCTATCTGACCCACTCTTAAGTATATTCATCAATGATTCAATATATTGAAGTGTTTTAATAGCTCCTTCCTTGCCTTTCTTAAGAATTAATTCATCTAGATGGGTTAAATGCTTGTTGGTCTGGTCGGCATTTTCCATCAACATAAAATAATCTTTAAATTTTTTCATATTCTTTTATTTACCCCATAAATTTCCATCCGGCCGACATCAGGTCACTTAAATCACTATTAAATACAGGAGCTCCTAGGACTATAGGCATATTATCATATGATTCACTTTCATCTTTTAAATTATTATTTTTGAGAGAAGATTTTATCCAATCATAAGGCCTAATTATAGCTGGTTTGTTATTATCGTCTGTGGCAATTATTTCAAAATATTTTGATATTAATTTTTCATGCAATATTAATAACGCCCAGCCCAATGACATAACTCTATCATCATGTTTATCTTGTTTAGCTTTCCATGTGCCATTAGGTGTTCTTACGAAGTCTCTCAGTTCTTCAACAGTAGCCATGTCATTAATCCTCACTGAATCTATTGTATTAATCCAATAACGTTGATTGGTGACATTGTCATATTTTGTATTTGTATGACAAACAACCCCCAAAGGTATATTAGTTCTACTCAATTCTTTATATCCGTGTGAAATTATGTTCTCATACTGAAAATCTTTTCTTAAATTATCAACAACCTGTGCACCACACTTATCTCTCTCAATTAATAATAAAGGTGATCCCCATTGTGTTAATATACTATGTAATTTGCTCGTAAACTCGATAGGTGTAATAGAATTGCTAGCATAAACAGCAACCTGATTGATTGCTCTTAAGTTAGTTAAATCTAGTATTTGTACTATAGTACTATCCTTTCCAGCACCTTCTGCTACGTCAACACCAGCTACATATATTCTACCTTCTTTTGGCAATTCCCATACCTTATAAGCACCATCCATATAAATGTGTTCAGGTTGACTAGTTTTGCTTCTTAAATTATCAAATGTCGTAGCATTAATTGATGATTCGCCTATTTCATCAAATATACACTCAAATTCTCTTAAGAAGTCTTCTGGTGAAGCCAATGACCCCATGGTTTCCTTCTTCCATTTTTCATCACGCCCTGGAACATCATACCAAGGTACTTTCATACTAACCCAATTATTTTCTCCTTTTATAGATCCACTGTATAATTTGTAGAACAACCCGGAAGTATCACGGGGCGTTGATGCCATTATGATCTTTGACTTCTTTGAGTTCGATATAATAGGATATACAGACGCCCAAAAACTATCTAATAGATGGCAATTGTGTGACACAACACCGTTCGACAAATATTTTCCACCATCAACACCCACGACATCATACGCATCGATTTTTTTGTATTTTTTTATACTCTTTACAATTTTAAATCCTTCTAAAGATTTAATTTTTTTATTTCTGCTTGATTTTGCTGTTGTGAAATTACCATTTATACACTGCAATTCGTGGTCTTCACTGCATATGAGCTCAGATGTATCATTAAATATCAATTTAACTGATGATATATTTTTATTCTTAATGACACCCTCAAATGTTTTCCATCCCTCAGCTGTGAGAATTTCCCAGTCTTTGGCATTATTATCTTCCATAAAATTTATAATTCAATTCTGTTACTACCTTATAAGTAAAATTATTTGCATTACACCACTCTTCTGCTGCGCGTTTCTTACTAATAAAATTAAGACTATTTAATTCTGAAGAAGGTTTTATTTCGTATATGATTCTATTTTCTGGATCTGTGAAATCTGTTATATAGACTCGCACATTTTCATTTTCTGTGTATTCAATTCTAGTAAATTCATACTTTAAATTGGGATTTTCTTCATGAAATATTAATTCCCAATTACTCCTGTATTGTATATTGGTTATATGTGATTTTATTCTTTTTGCGCGCTTCCTATTTTCAGATTTGGGTGTCAATTCTCCACTCAGTATCTTTTTTTTCATTGTGTGTGAAATCTTCTCACAGATACCGTTTAATATACGTCTTTCCTTATCGAGTTTTTTGTACTCTTCAGTCCACCTTTTCGCGTTACTTTCACCTATTCTTTGTTTGTTTATTTCAGATAATTTTCTACCTGTCAACGATACTCTTTTATGTTCTCTGGCTTCACTTGTTTGAAGCATCCATGTGCCGCGATCTTTTGCAATTTGAGATAATAATCTATGCTTACAAACTAGCTCGCTACACGTTTTTCCCAAGCTGCGATTTACCATTACTACTTCTTTATGACAAAAGGGGCATTCAAGTTGTTTATTGTCAATTAAATCACACAAAAATTTGCATCTCATAAAAAGTGTAATGTTTTTATACTGTTTTGTATGGTGGTATATAGATTCCACTAATTTAGAATTGAATTTTTGCGAATTTATTTTTGGTACTATAAGTTTTTGTTTTTTAAAAAAATTGATTTTTATCAAAGTTATGGTTTCATTTATCGAATAAAGTGATTCAATATTTTTTATCATAATTTTATTGTTGTGCATTAAAAAAATTAAAAGCTTCTTCTATTGATAAATTTTTAATATCTCCTGTTTTTTTGGATCTTATTTGTATTTGGCTAGTGCCTTCTAAACATTCAATCCAGTCGGCTTCGTCCACAAATAATAAATTTGCTGAACTGCCGCGGCCAGCAGAACCAGTTGTAGTAGTAATGCCTATGCGTGATCCATTAGCCAACTCCATAGACTCTTTACCGTATTCTTTAACACCTGGTTTGAGCCAGTTTGGCAGCTCTTCATATGCAAGACGTATGCGTTTGAAAATTTCTTTCGCGGTACTTTCTTTATTTGCAACAATCAGGATATTCTGATGCTCGTTAAAACAAGCAGTCCAAAGACAATATATAGTAGATATCGTACTTTTACCACTTTGACGTGCAAATAATAATAACGAAAATCGATTATCCCTCATCATACGAAGTGATTTTTTTTGATATGTATGAAGAGGTATTTTTATTTTACCATCATCTGGTGATATGATATGAAAATAATTTTCAGCAAAGTGTAAAATATTTTCACCACATTTTTTAATTTCTTTAATTTCTTCTATACCATAGTCAAACTGGGCGTCGACAGTAGGTAAATTAGGATTATTCAAATAGACTTTTTGTCTGCCCATACATAAATAGTTATCAATATGAACAAAAAAGGTGCACCTACATTTTCAAAGGCCACAGATAAAAAAATCCATCCATATATGTCACCACCAACATTGGCCGGTAAAAATGGCGTATCATCTATGGGTGTACCAACACCCAGTGAAGTTGATTTTTCAAAAAGAAATGAAAATTGCAAACCTTGTGAAAAAATTACAAAAGAAAGCATAAATACATCCAATATGAGTAAATCTATTTTCGACAAATTATTCGAAGACGTAATGAGTGGTGCAGATGATTTAGCTGCAGATGCATCTGATCTCGGTATTGGCTCTGGTGCAAGTGACGAC